GTGATACACCCCTTTTTTCTGTTCCCTCCACTTTGGGTACTATTTTTTGTGCTTTCCCTCCACTTTCATCCTTAACATTGACCTTCACAAGCTCCGATCCTTTCCGATCCGCCCCTCCAGGTTGACTGTTTCCCTCCACTTTGGATATTTCTGATACTTTCACATTTCCCTTTTCATCTATTTTTGGTAGCTTTGTAAACTCTATCTTTTCGCCTTTCAATTTACTTATGATGGAACTACTCTTTTTTGTACTGTGCCACGCCAGGAGCATAAACACGCACAACAATATCGGTATTGCGATAATTGCCGGATGTTTCAAAATATTTATGTGTTCCATTAATCCCTGTTCTTTTATATCCTTTGCTACATACGATTTATAGCACTTCCAGATATCAGAATTATATGTCTTAATATTTGTTGCCAATGGCTTTCCGCTTGCGTGTTCACCTGGATATGTTTTCACCGTGTAACTATTTTGACCCAACTTTTTTCCAAAGAAGTTTGATTTCTTGTATCTATATGTCCACTCCGCCAACTCTCGCACAGAGCTATCAATACGGTTTAAATTCTGTGTTATAAGCAATAGCTCATATCCGTAATGCCTGTGTGTACTAGCCCATATTGCAAAATCATTGTTTTCTTTATCCGCCCATTTCCGCACATTGAAATACTTGTGAGCCTCATCTACTACTATTAGTGATCCTTTATCAACATAACGATAGAATTGACGACATTTTTCATCAGGTATATACTCAAATTTTTCTATGAATTGAATATCAGACAAGCCAGCCATTGATTTAAGAGCCTCAAGACATTCTGGATCATTGTGACCCTCTATATTAGAATATACCTTCCGACCCTTCTTTAAATTCGCAATTATCTTTTCAACCGCCCCTTGCGTCTTTCCCGATCCAGGAGTACCATCAAAAATCCAAATCGCCATTTACAACCCCAATTTTTCTATTAAATAATTCCTACATTTATTCCCTGATAGAATATCTATCAATATGAACACACACACCCAAAAGAGAAATATTAATACATATACTTGCCAAATACTTGCACCGTCACTCACAACAGACCCCATTTCCACGCCCCTTCTTTGAAGGCTTAACATTACATTTTTATCTAAACCATCACGCCAGAGCATGAACATATTATATTTTTCCAAGAAGTAATTAATCATGATATATTTTCCTGTAACACTTAGCACACACTACATACATTTTTTCATAATCAAACATTATTCTTATATAATTAAACCATATTTCCTTACCGCATTTTTGACATTCTACCTTCATATTATACCCTCGTAATAGCCCCTGGAATTAAGTTTAACGTCATTCTAATAACATATGCACTACCTAATATTGTAAGCCCCTGTGGAAGACCCACCGCATTTATCAAATACACCAACTGATCTGGTAATAAATCCCATTGAGCAAAATTTTCTGTTATCACCGTTGAGAAGTCTATTGCGTTAATCACCGCCAGACATACCGTAAAGAAACCGTCAAATATTACATATAAGACCCCACTCACAATTTCCGCTATACCTGTTAAGACCCACGTTAAAAAACTTGTGAGTATACCACCCACATCATTGAAAAAATCTGCAATAAAACTTATATCAATGTCCATTATTTCCTCCTACGAATCCTTATTGCCTCTTTTTCACCTTCTAATGTCAACACTCCACCACATTCTTTTTTTAGCCACAACTTACACTCTTGATCTTTACATATACTTTCAACATAATTTTCCACAATGTACCTCATACAACTTGACCTTGTTTGGTATAGATACCTCGACAATACATCTATTTCCTTAACTGTACTCGGCTTAAGCATAACCGTAACTTGTATTGTTTTTTCTTTTGCTTTCATAGATCACCCCTTCAACATTACGATTCGAACCGCACAGCCTGAAAATGCTAACAGTATTATTGCTTTTAATATTGTTAAACCCGTTGACCAATCACAGAAACTTATTTCATGCTTTCCATAGCTTCCGCAATCCAATTCATACGTGCATATTTCTGATGTTGGCAATTCACTGAATAACGAACTTTGCAAGCCAAATAATGATGTTGCTTTCATACTTGTGATGAAATTACTAAATAATGTTTCAAAATCATCATATAGTGGCTCAAACGCTAATCCAGCCCTTTGCTGTGTATACGATCCGCCTGTAAATGATCCCTGCGACCCTTCACCACCATCATACTGATTCGGATCACCCTGCGAATTGATGTAAGTTACACCCGTTGAACTTGTGTAATCGTAGTTATTTACTGTTTCGTTCACCACATTACTTATATTATTCGTTACGTATATCGTTGTATTGTCTATAATATCCTTTTCCGTTGATCCATACGCCGGATCAGACCTATGAGTATTTTCAGTATTACTAAATACATCACCGTATGTTGACGCTAACGCATTTATCTGATTCGTTGTTATGCCAGTTTCATTTAATGCCTGAATTACCGCTTCAATTTCTATATCTTTTGACGGTACATATTCATCACTTGCGTAAAATGAAAACATATAATAATAATTGTGAGTAGTTTCACCTTCATGTGTCTGGATTAGATATATTTGCACAAAGTAATATTTTATTTTCCGCCCCTGGACATTATCACTTGTGATAAATGGTGCTAAGTATGACTCATTGTACACATAATTTTCCGGTATTATATAATAACCCTCATATATTGTTGTATCGTATTGCCATTGACATGTGAAACCACCTGTACAAGCATACGAACCCCCATAGCTCGGATCATTTGTTGTTACGTTTTTTATTTCCCACCACGAACTAAACTCATTACTTGAGTCTAATTCTTCTGTCATATCTTTATAAGCATCTGCACGTTCCCGATAATAATACAAACTATACCATGCTTTTAATTCACAGTAATTAACCGGACACGTTTTAAAATCCGTTGTGTACAGATATTTTGTTTGAAATGTTGACTTCATATTTGATGGTATATATGCCCATTCACCATCAACACCCTGATACACATCAGACACAAACTTTCTTTTTACAAAATTTCGTGTCCAATTTTCCGCTTGCTTACCCATAGCATTTTGTATACTTGCCTTTGAATTATCATTCTCATTATCCAAAGCATCAGCACACAATAAATTTGACAGTACAGCAGACAACCCCATACCCGTTAAATCAAATGCAAACTTTGTTGCACCCGTACCACCCGCTGATATTACCGCAGGCAGTATTCTTTGTGCAGTCGGAACAAGCACCCCTTCACCTGGAACATATTTGACCACATACTGATATTTTAACGCCTGCCATAACAATTCCTCAATTGTTACAGCCTGAGCATTTACAGCAATTGACAATATTGCGATTATTAATATTATTATTTTTTTCATGATAAATGCCTTAGAACATTCTTAACGATCCCAACAATAACCACAGACCCAAAGAGCACCATCCAAATAATATATTTTTGTAACTTGTGTATGCTTTCGGTCCACCTCATGATTTTATTACCTCTTTTATAATGAAATAGCATGTTACTAATAACGCCATGAACACCACTGGAAACGCCATTGTACAGAAATCACCGATTAACACAGATACATCAAAATCACCTGGTAAATATAAATAAGTCATATTAATTTCGCTCCCGTAATAAATGCTATTCCTGTCAATAGACCCACAAATATTGAACCTATTTTCCAAAAATCTTCCATTT